TTAGGCGCGTCGGGTGCTTTGCTGGCATCGGCTAGCTGCTGCTTTAGCTGTTCGTTCTCTTTACGCAGTGCCGGAACTTCGGTGTCGTACTTTCCGCGAATGACGTTAAAGCGGTGTTCCCAATACAGAGCATCTTTTGCCTCTGTTTTGGGTTCGACTTTCGGCGGCTCGGCGGATTGCGTATCGGGTTTGTCAGTGTCCGGCTTCTCAGCGTCGCGTGGCGGGTTTTGCTCGCTGTCAGGAGCCTTCGCTTTGTCGGCGTCGGGATTCTCTGGTTCGCGGTCAAAGTGCTGTGCGGCGGCGGCAACTTGCGCCTGAACGGACTGGGGTAATGACATTTCAACTCCTATGACGCCTCACGGCGTGTCTGTGAGCCGGACTTAGCCGGGGTTCACGATTCGGGTAACGGGTTCAACCTGCAGTGCTGAGCGTTGCCCACAAAAAAGCCGCCTCCGGAGAAGCGGCTTGCTTGTGAGGCCGGACGCATCCGGCTATTTAAAGCGCGTGTCGATAACATCACGCGCGGTTTCTAACTTTTCGATAAGGCCCGCTAGTGCAGTGGCCTCGCCCTGCTTACGCGCTAACTCTGTGCTATCGCGGCATTGCTCCAAGTGGTTGCGACAATCCTCGCGCAGGAACTTGAGCATTTCCAATAGGTGCTTGCCGTCCTGACTGCTGTTGATTCGCGACAGGGCTTTCCACTGCTGCTCGTTCATTTGCACCTCTCTGGGTTTCGGCTATCAACTTGGCAATCTGTGCTAGCAAGTGTTGGGCATCCAGCGGTGCCATTTGCTGAGCTATCTGGGTTTCGGCTTGGGTTTCAGCAGCGTCGGCACCGTACTTCTGTGCCTGCGCCTGCTTAACTGCCACGTCGGCTTGGGCCTTGGCTTGCTCGATCTGTTGCTGGGCTTCTAGCTGCGCTTGTTGGGCCTGCTGCTGCTTGGCCAGGTTCTGCTCCATTTGCTCTTGCGTGGGGATCAGGCCGGGCATATCCAGCTTCTCGGCAACGCTATCCAGCAGCTTGCGTCGACCTTCCATGCCCACGATGCCCATATCCATTTCATTCTGAGTGAGCTGTAAGAACTGCTGGCGTAGCATGTTGGTCTGTTCGCGTATCAGCATGGCTGAGCTACCGCGCGCGACGACATTACAGTCACCCTTGATGCTTGGGTCTTCGCTGTACTGCATGTTGTAAAGCCAAAGCGCCTCAATCACGCGGCGCATCACACCACGGTCAATGTGCCGGATGGCGTCTTTAATCCCCTTATTTGCGGATTCCATGAGCATCGATAGGCCGCTCGCCGTATTACCAGCGCCGCCTACGTTCTCATTGCCATAGGTGTAGCGCGGAATATTGGTCGCATCATCGGCGCGGCGCTCGAACTGCTCATAAACGGACAACAATTCAGCCGCGTTACTACTCGGCTGATAAAAGCGGATCGCGGGATTGTTACCAGTGACCTGACTGTCTTTAGTACGCCAGATTTTCCAGGGGTAGATGTTGGTCGGGTCTTCTTGCGGCTGCAGGCGGTCTTCGTAGACCTCCACCTGCGGGCCGGATGAAATAGCGAGGTTGTTCACCAGGCTGCGCGCCGTGGCGTTGCACACGTCCTGAACATCCGCCATCAGCTCAGGGATACTCTGCCCCCAGAAGCTGCCCGGCACCGGCTGGTAGCTCGCCTTGTGGTATGGCCGACGCTCCAACGGATCACGGTTAATGCGCACGCGGATAACGTGCTGACCAATCAAGATGGCCTCAATCTCATACTCTGCCAGCGGGTCTTCAATATCGTCAGGGTTAACGCCCCACTGCAGCAGCGTCACGCCTTGTGCACCACCAGAATAAATAAGGCCATCGATGGTTTCGCCGTGGGTCAGCCATTCATGGCCACGCCCTTCTAGCTCGGCACGCTCGCCATCTGTCCATAGCCAGTCGCGTAAGCCGCCTTGGCCATACTGCTCCAGCACCCGGCGGATGGCTTCTTCGTCGAACGACGGCACTCCGACCAGCTGGTTGAGCTGCATGCGCGTGAAGCGTGCGCGCTCGATGATGAACGCGCCGTCATCCACGTTGGTGGCGTCAGGGCTGGGGTACATATCGAACGGCGACACGCGCTCAAACTCAGGCCGAATAGTCGTGCTCTTGACCGGCTGCCAGCCTTCTAGCCACTCCAGTGTAGGCACGCGTCGCAGGATGGGTGCGCGCACAAACGCAGCGGGATAGGTGACAAAATCGTCAACGAACTGCTCAAACGCCTCACTCCAGCCGCCCTCGGCTAGCTGGTCGGCAATCACGTCTTCATGGCGTTCGGCGGCCTCTTCGGCCTTCTCTTGCGCCATTTGCCGGACTTGTTCACGCGCCTGCTCAATCAGTGCCGCCATATCCACCTGCTGGCCCTGCTGCTGCGCCTGCATGGCTTGCTGCTGCATCTGCTGGAATACAGGGGCAACGTACTCGTCGGGCACGTCTGCCACTGGTGTAGGTTGCAAGCCCCACGGCTGCTCATTGGCAGGCATCATAATGTCGCGAATCCAAGCACCGGCGGCGCGGCACTTGGTGGCCGTCAACATCATGTAAATCTCGGCACCGCCTTCCTTACGAATTGCAGCCAGCTTGTTAGGGTCGTACTCACCTTTGCGACGACGCAGACAATCCAACAGTCGGTATTCAACCTCTTGCTTGGCTGTCTTTGCGGATTCCCACGACCGGCGAATGTGCGCGCCCAGCGACGACTCCATGAGCTGACGACGGCGCTCCTCCTCGGCCTGCATTTGTTGTGCTTCAGCCGCTTGCTCAGCGTGCATCTCAGTCGCCGACTTGTACTGCAGCAGTCCCAAACTAGCCATTAGCAGCACCCTGCGTTAGCGCGCGGTAGATAGCGGCATCGGCAGCGCGCTTATGGGTGCGCATCCGCTGCACGTTTCGGCGCATCGGGCCTAGCTGCTTAAAGAGATCGGTCACGTAGCCAGCGGGATCGTCTAAGAACTCAAGCAGCTTGACGTTAAATGTCACGCCCATATTGCCCTCAACTTCAAACTGCAGGCGCATGCCTGGCTCTGGCGTCGTAACCTTCTCCTCGATAATGATCATATCGATTTGCACGTTGCCAACGTCGGGACGGAAACGCTTTGAGGGAATTGGGATGCCGTGCTTCATCAACTCCTGCGCCATGCCCATGGCGGCATCGCGCGCGAACTTTTCAATCTCACGGCTTTGCAGGCCTGCTAGGCGCAATGCTGCCGTTCGGGCGCGCTGCTGCTGCGAGCCGTTCGGGGTGGTGTGAATCATAGCGCCTCCCGGCGGGGTGATTAGGTGTGTGCGCTCCAGCCACCGCGTGACGAGCGGTTAGCGGGTGTGGCGGGCAGTTGCGCCCTTGCAAACAGTGATGAGCGAGCGAGGGTTTCAAGCGCCTTGGCACCGTGAGACGCCCAGTCATGTCGAGGTGTTGACTTGTACACGCCGCGTTTGTCGTCCCATTCCTTGCGGTAGTTATCGAGGCATAGCACGCCCTGGTGGCAGGCTTCCTCGTCTATCCAGCACATCGGCAGGAACTGGCGCGTGGCCTGCACGCCCTCGGCGTGGTTACTAATGCGTGGCACCGTCTCAAAATTGATGCCAAAGCCCTTGGCAACATCGGAACGACTCAGGCCAGTGCCTAGCTCTCTAACCGCCAGATCGTGCGGGCCAAAGTGGCCACCGTAGCGATAGCCTTTCTTGTTGAGCAGGTCGGCGTAGTATTCGATGCCCTCGCCCTCGCCTTCCAGATAGTCGACAAGATGCACTTCACGCCCAACGACTTGAGCAAACCAAATCGCCATGGTGTCGTTCATGCCCAAGTCCCAGCCGGTATAAACCGGCAGGCTTGGATTAACCTGCACCTCACTGGTAAGCCGCTTATTCTTGCGCAGGTGCTGCATTTGTGTAGCGAAGTACGCGCCTTCTACTGACTGACTGAACGCCTCCTCTGGTGTGCTGGGGTACTCGCGCTGCATGTCATCCTGCAGCACCTCAGACTTCTTGGCATACCAGGCGCGCTGGCCGTCAGTCGTCTGAATGCGGTGCTTATGCTCTAGCTGCTCAAAATATTCGTTTAGCCGCTGCGGTATCACCACGCCTTTAGGATCGAGCGTATACGCTGACTCTTGCCACCAAGGGAAGAAATGAAACTGGAAGTCCATCGAAGTGGGGTTTCGGCCTTGATCCTGCAGTTGGCGGGCTGACTCGCAATAGCTGAAAAAATAGCCTTCACGTCCTTCGGCTGTTGATTCCAGCGTTATCTGATTACCCAGCCCAACAGCTTCAAACGCGCCGGTGACGATCTCTTGTGCTTTGTGTGGGAACTGGCGGCATATCTTGCCGAACTCCGATACGTGCAGGCGCTGCAGCGTGCCGCCACGATAAGACGTGCTGACCCGAATGCTTGAGCCATTATCGAAGACGTAAGCACCGCTGCCGCTTTTATCGCTCGACGGCTTAGGAAACCTCAAGCCGATCATGTCGAAGATGGCGAGCCATGCATCGCTGACATTTTGGTATGCAAACGTGATCTTGTTCCTGAATATATCCTGTGCGTCATCGAGCTTGTGACAGATGCAGCCAGCGCTGAAATTATCGATGAACAAGCAGTCATCCAGGGCGTCGATCATTTCAAAGGTCGTGAAGCCAAGCTGCCGGGCTTTCAGGATAATGTCGCGGCAATGCCGGTTGATATAACGCTCTCTCTGCGCATCGTTCGGTGTGAACACCTGAACGCGACCATCCTTATCTTTGATCTTGTACAGCGCGCAGATACGAAACCACTTGAGCGCCAAGGCCTCGACCAAATCAGCCTTTTCAGTCAGGCGGCCTTTCTCAAGTGCTCGCAAGTACGCATTAGCGCGCTTAATTTCTTCTGCTCGCGTCATCGCTCGGAGCGCACCTCTTTCAACAGGTCAGCAAGGCTTTTGCCAGCGTTATGCTCATGCTCGTGCTTTTCAGCCCACTGGCCAAGCTGTTTGCCCATGTGCTTACCGATCAACTCTAGCGGCCTGATCTTGTCAATCATCTTGATCTTGTGCAGGTACTCAACTTCAGGCTCCTCGCCTTCCTGGCCTGGAATCATCTTCGTGACGACTTCAATGCTTTGCACTGCAGCTGCCGTATCGTCATCCAGATCGTGAACAGCCTTCAATCGTCCGTCAGGCGTGAACAGCTTTCGGACATCAGACATACCCATACGCGCAAGTTGCAAAACCACTTCGTCAGCAGTGATCTGCGTGCGATTTGAGCGGCCATTCATGCGCTCTTGAATAGCGCTTTGGATTTCAACATTTTTCAACAAGCGCTGGCCTTGCGAGTATGCTGTTTTCTCGCTGTAGTCAGCCCTTATCGCCGCTTGCGTGGCATTTAGGTCAACGAGGTACTCATCGACGAAGCGAGACTGTTTTTCTGTTAACTTCGCCATAAAAAAACGCCGCCATTACTGGCAGCGTCTCCATAGAATAGGGGCCGGACGCTTCACAGCGTGCGGCGGGTGTCGGTAGTGTCGGCGGTGCTTCACAGCATGGCGTGACTACCTCCCCCATCTAACGGTCAGGGGTATCCGAGATGGATCACCTCCTACGCTGGCGGGGATTCGGTGCAACGCTTCACAGCGTGGCGTGTCGCCTCACGGCGAGAACCGGTTATTGCTTTGGAATCTGTTGATAGATGCCCTGCTGGGCTTTGGCCTGCTCACGGGCCACTTGCCCGCTTTGCCACGTTGAAATGCCTCGCTCAGCCGTCTGGCCAGCAATATAGCCACCTACGCCCAACGTCATTAAATTCCAGAGCGCGTCGGGTAATGGCAAGGTCAAACCCACGCCAAACATGGCTGATAGATACGGCGCAATTAGGTAGTTGTTGGCCACGATAGCCACAATCGTAAGCATGAGAATCGGGCGCCAGTTGCGTTGCAGCCAGCTTTCTCCAGCCGCTTCTGCCAATATCACCTGCATTTGGCTTTTGAGAGCGCTGTTCTCGGCATCAATCAACTGCGCCTGAATTTCATGCTTGAGGCGCGCTGCTTCGTCTTTGTCAGTGACTGCCTTGTCGATCACGCTGAACAGCGGACCGGTAATCACCGATAACGCTTTAGCTGCAATGCTCACTGCATAGTCTCCAGCGCCGACACACGGCTGTTCAGGTTGTTGATGCGGCTCTCGATCTCGTCAAGCTCACGGCGTGCATCAGTAGCGCGGTAATAGGTATCACCCCAGCTTTTAAGCTCCTGGCGCATTTCTTGGAGCATTAAGCCCTGCATGGTTAGCCGCTCTTCTAAAACGACTGACTGCTGCCCCAGCTTCACTAATTCAGAGCCAGCCCAAATAATTAGCGCTACCAAGAGCACCTGTATGCCTGTCTGCATATGCCGCTCGAATACGGATGGTTTCACGTCGCGCTCCTGGGGCATTACGCCGCCTCCCATTACCAGCGTGCCGGGCCATTGGAACGCGTATCAACGTGGGTAAACGTCGAGTAGCGACCGAGGCTAGCGGAGGGAAAGTTGGCGGCAAGCCAGTCGTAAACGGCATCAGGTTCAACGCCGACAACGCGAATATCAGCAGCGCGGCCAAACGTGTGCTGGCTGTTAGGCGCGCCGCCTACACGGCGGTTGTAATCTGGGCAACGGCAGCCGCTATTGATGATCACCGGTTTGCCGAAGTGAGTGCGCACGGCCTCAAGGATACTCAAGGTATCAGTATCAACCGTGTCAAAGCCGCATCCGCAATTACATGCAAACTCGGAACGGCTGAAATGCTCACTAATGCGGCTCATATAGGACTCCGACGCTTCACAGCGTGAGAAAGTGGTAGCGGGCGATGGATTCGAACCATCCGGTATCTAGGTTATGAGCCTAGCGAGACGCCATTTCTCAATGCCCGCTATAAACACGGAGGCCCCGCCAGAGGCTGGCAGGGCCTTAAATGGAAACGCCCCGGCTCGGAAGCCAGGGCGCAGAATCTGATAGTGGAGTCAGTATGGCAGGCTCGTGCCCACTGGTCAATTTTTAAACAATCAACGCCACTGCTTGAACTCTCCGCCTGTGCATTCCAGCGTAGATAAATCTAGCTCCTCATCGTGAAAGCTCTCGACGGCACGCTTTGCGTGCGGACGCCACTCACAATCCGAATAGCAATGCTCAACATATTCGCGGATAAGATCCGGGTGATTATTGATCAAAAAGGTATGGATCATCATGCCTTCGTAGTCAGCAGACTCAAGTGCTTTTTCGAGGGTATTAATGCGATCGTCTAGAATAGAGACGAAGGCGTCGTGCGCTCTCTTTTGCTCTCGCAGAGCCTCGCATACGGTTCGGTTCATGATCTCGATTGATGGCATATCAGACCTCCTGTCCAGTGATGATCTGTTCTAGCGCTACCTGCATCGTGTAGGACATATCGCGCTCACGGCGGGATAGCTGGCGAATTGTGCGAGGCGTAACGCCAAGACGCTCAGCCAGCTCTTTTTGCGAGCCTGCTGCCTTGGTTGCCTGCGTGATTAAACCCGGCGCGATGGCCGGGTCGTGGTGGATGCGGGCGTCTATCATTAGCTGAACGCAATTTCAGAAAGACGATCAAGGCCGTGTACTTTTTCAAATGTCTTCACCCAGTCAAAGTCGTTGTCGCCGTTAAAAACGTTATTGACCGCTTCGCATTCTTCTTGTGAAGCAAAGGTCTCAATGCTGATCATAATGTCTTCAACACTTTCTTCTTTTTGAATGCCAGTCCAAGGGTTAAGCACTGTGATAGTAGTCATTTCGGTTACTCCGTTACGCTGTGTGTTTGCTGCTTCGATAACCACAGCTTAGGGGAAATAATTTCCCCTTGCAAGTATTGTTTTAATTAGCCATTAGCCTAAGCCGCTTTAACTATCAGCGCCGCTACCGGTGCCAACACCTCACCCTCCCATCTATCCAGAACATCCAACAGCCGCTCCCATACGCCACCCCAGCACGCTCGGCCTGATCGTGTCCAGCGCCCCACGTCTACCGCTTCGCCGTGCTCCGTCTCAATCCAGGCCGCAATTCTTCGCGGATTGTGCAACCCTGGCCGGTTATAAGGGTACGTCGTCTCAGCGTGGTGGTGTATCGCAGCCGACACTATCCAGCGTAGTTGCCGCGCTGCCTCCGCTGTCGGGTATTCGCTCTGACCCTGTCCTGGTAAACGCATTTGCATACCAAAGTGCATCAACGCTGTGTGCAGCCACTCCCAATCCTCTGCCAGCTCATCCTTAGTAAATGGCCCGAAACAGTAGCGTGCCAAAGCCTGCAGGTGTTGCGGTTGGTTCTCGACGGCACTGATTACTTGGCCAGCCTCCAAGCCATGCACGATTTTCCAATCATTGTCGGGGCAAACGCCCTCATTGCTCGACTTCGAAACGTCCTCAAGTGCGGTGCGCATTTCAGATAACCGTCGCTCGCTGTTCAAAACTGCCCGCTTCAGTTCATCGAGGTTTGTATCAAAAGGCCCTGCGTTACTGAGCGCCTTCACGTTGCGTTTATGCTCGGCTATCAAACTGCGCAGCTTGGCACCGTTATCACCCACCTTTTCACGTATCCGTTTGAGGTTGTCGAACAAATCGGCAATAGGGCTGTTCCCGCGTCGCGTTTGATACGCCTGAAATATCATTGATCGTGCCGAGTCGTAACGCATCACTTTCCCCTACCGTTGCGTTTTCGTTGCGTTATTGCGCAACTGTTGCGTTTTGTTGCCTGCTGCGTTGCGTTTATCTCTGCAACCACTTCATCCCAAACGCTTTTTAGGCGTTGCGTTGTTGCGTGTGGGAATTTCTTTAACCATTTATCGTGTACAGCTTTTCGGCTCTCCTTTGGCACACTGAGCATTTGCCGTAAGACGAACTTCAGCTCGCATTCCTCGGCCCACTGGTGCCACTCAGGCGGGTAGCCGTTCTCCCCTCCTAGCTTGCGGCCATCGGGCCATGCGGTTGGGCACTCAATCACGACATCACCAGCATCACGCCCGCTCCAACAAAATACGCAGCCACTACCGAGAGCATCCCCGTGATCCAGCACGCAATCTGAACGTTGTCGCGTAGCCCTATCGCGCCGCCCATGATTATTGGCAAGACAATCATCAGTAGTCCGAGCCCATTGATTGCACTCATGCGCCTTCACTCCCTTCACCGATATAGCCATTGATAACCGGCACCTCATTGCCGCACTCGGTGCATACCAGAGCAGCCATAAATGGGCGCTCGCTCATAATGGCCAGCGGTGTGTAGGTTTCGCCGCAGCCGCATGTAGGGAATGCGGTTTCGCCTTGCTTTGGCTTACCTTGGATATCGATGACCTTACCCATGGCCCATCTCCTCTATCTGGACTAAGCACCCGCCGCCCTGCACTTTCTCGCCGCGAATGATCGTCAGCTGATCCACTTGCTCATCGTCTACCCACACGCCAGCAGCAGTGATTGCGTCCAGCGCAGCCTTTGAGTAGTTATCGATGTCGCGTTTCCGGCGGCACGGCGGAATCAGCACGAGCTTGACGGACAGGCGAGCTGTTAGCGGCGCGCCATTAAACTGGGCACTGATCTGCCTTACGGCATCTTCGCGATACTGGCGGCCTCTCTTGCTAGTGATCTTGCGGCCTCGCACCACGGCAGTGATGTTATTGACGGCAGGTGGGAACGGTAGAATTAGCTCAATCATCATTTCACCGCCTTAACTAGCTGTCGCCTAGCTAGTTGATCCAGTGTCATAGTAAGAAGCCTCTTTCCTGCATGTAGCGCACAGGGTCTTTCGCGCTTTTCCTGACGTTACAGGATGGGCACAAAAGCTGAATGTTCTCGGGCCGGTGCTTGCCGCCGAGCTTTAACGGCATAATGTGATCGACGTGATAACTCCGCTTGATGCCCTTGTTGCAGATTGCACATTTCCATTTCTGCAACTTCCCAAGCTTCGGAATAGTCCCGTAAGGAAGCTTTTCACCTTTAGCCATACGGCGGCTCGTTCGCCACTCTTTAACCCTGTGCTTGTTCTTTTTGCGCCATTTGCGAAGCCTCTCGGCCGACTTGCCTGTCTCGACCTGCCTTCGCCTAGCAGCCTCAGGCCCGCCACGCCAGCTAGGGCTTTCAGGGCCGCGATAGATAGTCACTTGCCCAGCTGCGAGCTTGCCCATAAATGTTTTGTGGGCTCGTTCTCTAACCTCGGGTGTATGCGCCGCAGGGTGAAGTGCGTTTTCGATAGAACACTTGTAACTGCAATACTTTGCTTGGCCAGCGTCTAACTGGCTTTTCTTGGCAAAGAATGAAGCCCCACAGGCAATACATTGTTTTGTTCTAGAGTCTCGTAATTCTTTCGACTTGATCTCTCTAGCCCGCCTTTTGCATATCGATGAGCAAGAATGCTCTCGCCAGTCACGACAACGCGGAATCAAGAAAGCGTTGCCGCACCCTTGGCATATCTTCTCGATCAGCTTGCTGGCATCTCGGGGCGGCTTCTTCTTCACGTAACGGGGACTCAACGCCTCTTCGACAGGTATCCCCTTGCTGATTCGCGCCCATAGGGTCTTCCATTTAACGCCAAGCTCTTCACCCCACTCCTGCAAGGTCTGCTCTTTGCCGTGTGCTGCATAAAGCTTCCTGCTCATATCACTCCCTCGCTGATTGCTCGGTCTAGTGTCCTTGCCACCCACTCCCACTGCTGATCCCATATCTCAGGCGTGCGATGTATCTCGTCATGGTGCTGGCGACACACTGGCATCGCCATTGAGTCAGGTGCGGTGGTTCCCATGCCGCTCATATGGCCAACGCCGATAATATGGTGCGGGTCGTCGGCAGGAGCGCCGCAAATTACGCACGGCTGCCGCTTTACCCAGTCCAAATACTTGCGGTTGCGATAGGGCTTTTGCTTGAGCATCACGCCACCTCCTTGTATTCGTCCGGACGGAAGCCACGTAGATTGGGATCAGTCAGCCGCATCCCCAGGCCAGTAAAGTGCTGGTACACAGCATCCAGATAGCGGGTTTTCTGGTCTTTGCTCATCAAGCGGGTACAGGGGAAGTCCAGCGGCTCTTGCATTAGCTCCAGCTTGGCTTCATACGGCAGCGGCTTAACGATCCGGTCATACTTCTCTTTAAACTCGGGCAGTTCCCAACGTAGGATGGGTACCGCAAAGTGCAGCTTGCAGAAGCCGCGGTACTCCTCGGCGGTGTGGTCGCCTTGGGCTTCTGCCTCCAGGAGCCATTTACGTTGGAGCTTGTTTTGATCAGTGCTACGCTTCACCTGGCGTTTACGCACCACGATCTCCACGTCTCCCCATAGCTGGATGGCATCTGTCAGAACGCGCGGGAGTTTCGCAACCGCTGCTAACGCCTCCTGAACTGACGATGCACGGCTAACAAATGGCTTTTGCTTGTTCATGCCGCACCTCGCATGATCCAATTTCCCACTCGCTCTAAAAGGCTAAGGCTGGCCATTTGGCGAACCTCTGACAGCGTTAACCCGTAAGGCGCGCCGTTATGAGTTAGTAACACCTCGTCAGTGGATGGAAAATAGCGGCTTGGCACCCAACCTTTGCGCTTCAAAGTCTCGATTTCAGCGTTGCTAAGTACGTCACTCGCAGGAATGCTCATCGTCAAAACTCCGCCATGGCTGATTTTTGTTTGCGCGGCTGTGGCTTTGTGCCTTCGATCATTCGGCTAACGGTTTCATGATCTAAGTCGTCAAAGCGGGCATGCCCTAATCGTCCATTGGCGTAGACCGTGCCAGTCTCGCCTTCGCGCTGTTTGCCGATAATGATTTCGGCAACGCCTTTGCTTTCGATGTTATCGGGGTGATAAACCTCGTCGCGGTAAAGAAACAGAATTAGGTCTGCATCTTGTTCCAGGCTGCCGGATTCACGCAGGTCGCTCATCATTGGCCGCTTGTTTGGACGCTGTTCAAGCGAGCGGTTTAGCTGTGAGAGCGCAACGACCGGACACCCTAGTTCTTTAGCCAAGGTCTTCATTGCGCGGCTCATTTCAGCGACTTCTTGTTCTCGGTTCCCGTGCTTACCATCTGCTTTCATCAGCTGGAGGTAGTCCACCATCACCACACCCAGTTGGCCGAAATGGTCACGCCACCGCTTTGCGGCACCACGCACCTGACTAGGCGTCATAGCTGCGCGGTCATCGACTATAAGTGGTGCATCTTTGAGGCCTTGGATAGCACTAGCCATGCGCGGCCAAAGCTCATCGGTCATGTGCCCTTTCGGGTCTCTGATAGCCTGTAGAGGAAGATTGCCAACCGCGGCGGCCATGCGATTACGCAAGGCTTGGCGATCCATTTCCATGCTGAAAATCAGCGCAGGCCGCTTATCGCGTACACAACAAGCGCGCATGATGTTCAGAGCGAAAGCTGTCTTTCCCATTGCAGGACGACCAGCCACTAGAATGAACTGCCCCGGGTGCATGCCCATCGTTCGGTGGTCTAAGTCATTCAAGCCGAAGCTCAGCCCCATCGCGCTTGTTTCGCCATTCCATTTGCGGTCTATCTCATCAAGCATGTCAGCAAGATCAGCTGACATTGGGCCAGCCTGATCAGCGTCGGCACGGATCAGGCGAGCCAAACGGCCTTGCGCATCATCCACAATGGTCATTAAGTCTCGGGCTTTATCACTGGCCATTGACTCAATATTGGAAAGCTCGCCTAGCAATTGCCGTCGGCTACTCAAGTCGGCAACGATGCCCGCATAGGTAAGAGCATTCGATGTGCTAGGTGTGTGTCGAGCAATTTCAGCTAAATAAGCAAGGCCACCTACTTCGTCATAAGTGTGGTCCGCTTCCAAACGTTCAGAGACGGTTACCACGTCACAGGCGTGGCCTGCATTACGAAGCCGTACGATGGCTGACCAAATGATTTGGTTTTCCAGTGCTGAAAAATCGCTGTGGCGGATAATGTCAGTGGCTTTGTCGATCAATCGATTATCAAGTAAGCAGGCACCAATGACGCTCTGCTCGGCCTCTAGGCTGCGCAGACTCATGCATCACCCCCGTGGTACTTCAGTTCAAGGATGGCGTCGAAGTGATTCCGCTCGACAACCCACTCCAGGGATAGCCATGTTGTGCCGTTCATCAGTAGCTCGGACTTGCGCAGAAAAGCGAAGAACCGTCCCCACCAAGCGACACCGTCTTCATACGTCGAGTAGAGCGGCTTACCAGTCTTGGCGTGTTTGATCACGAACCCAGCATTCCACCGGTTTTCCAGGTCAGCAGCTCGCTTGCTCCCAGGCCATAGCTCTTTGGCGTGCTGACGAAATTCCGGCATAACGTCTGCCCACAGGTCGATAATTTCCTCAAAGGGGCAGTTGCCAGACGCTGCACCAATTTCATCGAGCCAGCGCTGTTGGTTCAGGTAGGTGCTCGGGTGCATGGCATCGAAACCCAGCTCACCGGTACCAAGACGCCCCTTGATGTTCTCAGCTAACATTTTTCCAAAGGCGAGCGGGTCACCATGCTTCTTGGCTTGAGACCTGAATGCAGTCTCCGCCTTCTTTCGGTTTTTCTTCGGAAGACCTGCCGAGTAGAACGCTTCGAACCCCTCGTGCAACGCAGTTGCACATATAGGGTTCTTTGACAGGTTCAATGACTGGTTCTTAATGACAGGTTCTGGGTACAGCGGCTGTAGTACCCCTCCCTCAGCGGTTGTAGGGGGGTACCTCAACGGCTGTAGGGGGGTGGTACAGCCGTTGTAGTACTTCAACGGCTGTAGGGGGTCGATTTTCCATTTCTGTTTTCCAGGACGCGAAGGCTTGGCACGCTGCACTGGCTTACCCTTGCTGAGGGTAAGTTGATAGAGGTTACTTTGGTTTAACTCACCGCTACGGCGATGCTTGATAGTCAGAAATCCTGCGTCTGCCAATGCCTTGATGTGAGCTCTCACGGTGCTGACGCCTATCTCGCACTCTCTAGCGATGTAGCCAATGCTTGGCCAGCACTCGCCATCATCGTTGGCATTGTCAGCCAGCTTGATCAGAACGAGCTTACGCGCAGGGTTCCCGACTTTGACCTTAAAGGCTTGGTCCATCATCATCAGGCTCATTAGAAAGGCACCTCCATACAAGCAGAGTCGCGCTTATTGCGAGCCACTAACGCACCATTAACGCGCTCTTTGCTCTCTGCCTGACGTCGGCGGATGGTATACAGGTCTACCATTGAGTCGGGAATATTTTCTCCGATGGCTGAGTAGCTCATGAATGCATGCCGAATGGCGTTTAGCTCCGCTCCAAAGAACTCTCGGTTAAATCCAATACGCCACTCTTCCAAGTGACGATGGATAAAGCTTTCGGCGGTATGACAGTCGGCAAACCACTCAGCAAACATGCAGTCGAAAGGCATCGGCACGCCTGTAGCGAAGAGCTGGTTCATACGAACCCCTACGCTCCCAGTAGTCCTGCCGATTTTGTAAATATCGGGCATACACCCATTTTCCAGCACATAAACCCAGCCTGCCTTAGCGAAAAAGCGCTTTGGATCAATTTGGTTGGGAAACTTGTAGATGTTTGACTTCTGCATTAATCTTTACCTTACGTTAAGTACTTCAAAGCCCAGCACGCTCCCCAGCGTTTATTGCTGGGCTTTGTCGTTTATGGCTTATCTCAAGACGACCTGACAGGGCCTCATATCGCCCCTAAAAAGCGGGCGTTAGCCCGCTGGCACTAAACCGCTCGCAACGTTTTTTTACGCCGTAAGCTGTAAAGCTGATCCTTCAGCGGCCCCGCGATAGCAATCGCGTGATCGAGCATCACGTCTTCTACTGCCACCCCGCGCCGCGATGCTTCCTGTGCAACCACCTCTTGGTGCTGTGGCGTCATGCGCCGATAAGTGCGCGTTAATGCTGCACGGTTCACAGTCACTCCTCGGACCTAATCCGGCCCTTCTGCTAGGCGCGTAAGCGCTGCATCATCTGCTCAGTGATGCGGTTTTCGATGAGGTGCGCCATGAGGGCTTCCACCATGTCGTCTTGTGCGGCTTGCATGCTCTGGCCTTCGGCCAATCGCTTTAGCAGCACGTCTTGCCGGAGGTTAATCACCTCCATGCCCACTAAGGCGCACTCCCGTATTGCATGGGAGATAACGCCCCCGTGGCGCATTTCGGCCACCTGTTCCAGCGCGAGGTATTCCGAATCCTTAAAGCGCACGCGAGCAGGGTTATCCAGGTGCTCGCCTTCCGCCTTGCGGGTAGTGGGAATACGAGGTTCACGGTTCAGCATTGAGGCTTCCTTCTTCGTTTTTGCTGAGATCGCGGCCTTCACAGGCAGGCGGTTGGGGTTAGGCGACCTGTGTTGCTGGATCGCCAAAAATATCGGGGCGCAAGCCTTCAATAGTCAGCTCACCATCTGTGGCGTCTTGAAGTCGCTTGGCCATTTCAAGTGATGCTTTCCGGTGTCCACCCGAGAGCTGCCAGAGGTAAGCCACTGACGTTTCAGCGCTCTCTGCTACCAGCTGTCGTTGATCGGATGATGTTTTGCTAAGCCAAGTTCGTAATTGATGAGACATATGGCATCTCCTGTTTAATGCTAAACAATTTAGCTTTGCGCTAATTTAAAATCAAGCAAGGATTAGCATTTTGCATATTTATCATTCTGCTAAATACTGCGAATATCCAGGCATGGACGCTTACCAAATTCGCAAAGAAAACTTGCTGAAACTCATGCAGACACGCACAAAAGCGGCGTGTGCTGACAAATGGGATACATCAGCCTCTACGCTCAGCCAGATAACCTCGAAAAAGTCAGTGAGGAATTTGGGGGATACGCTCGCGCGCAAAATAGAACGCGCGGAAGGTTTGCCTGTTGGCTGGTTGGATAGGACGCACGCTGATTCCGATATCGATAGCCACAACGCAGGTGCGAGCTTTATCCATAAGCCTCGGGGGCCTAATGAACTAGAGCTTCACGACACGGAAATACTGGATGAGGACACTCCGCTTAGAGATGACGAGGTTGAACTTCCTTGCTTCCGAGAAGTGGAGTTTGCAGCTGGTGATGGCAGCACTCAGGTAATCGAGAACCATGGGCATACGATGCGCTTCCCGCTGTCAAAGCTTGCCAAGCGCGGTGTATCTCCAGAAAACGCGGCATGTGCCACCGCTACCGGCACCTCAATGGAACCAACGATTGCCGATGGCTCCCCTATCGCTATCGATAAAGGCACTCGCTATATCATCGATGGCAAAATTTATGCCCTTGATCACGGTGGCATGCTGCGTATCAAGCGTCTTTACAAAATGCCTTTAGGTCGCGTGCGTCTTGTTAGCGACAACTCAGATGAGTACCCGGAAGAAATGCACAGTCTTATGGGTCCCGATGCTCCGAAGATCATCGGACGAGTGTTCTGGTGGGAAGTATTTGACTAGCATTAATATATTAAAACTAAGAACATGCATTATTTAAGGGAATAAAATCATGATCACCAAAGAAAGAAAAGCTTCTTTTTTTAGCCTTTCTTATCAATTAGTTCACACTTACAAACTAAAAAGCAAAGAAACTTACCCTAAGCCATCATCGGCCATTATAAGCCGAGCTTCTGATCTTTTAATAAAAGGAATCAGCAAAGGAGAATTTTATGAAACTAAAAATGAAAAATTTGTGATACTAGACTATGACATCCAAAAAAAATACATTTTGATATTATTTAATTTCACTACAGACCGCTACTCAGACCCTACTTATTATAATGACAAAGCAGGAACTCGTAACAAAATTTCTAAAAAACAAGATGAAAAGATGGAGTTTTCATGCCATGTATTAATCAAAAGAGACGTAGTTAACGGCGACAGCGAGATGATCGTCGAAAAAGTAGCTGGATTTAGTAAGCTACGCCTGACAAACTTAATTAACAAGGCATTTAGAAGTGCCAAAGTAAAAAACCCTTTAGATTTTGAGTACAATCATCCTGATGGCTCAAAAGATAGCACTGGAAAACCAAGAAAATGTAAATTTAAATTTATCGTACATGTAGATGGTGTTCCATCGCATCAAATGAAAAACGATATAGAAAATGGCAAAATATCTGGCTTAGAATTAATTTCACGTCAAAAATTCAAAAACTGGGATCAAGCTGGATATTTCACTGAAAAGACCACTCATGTTAAAATGGAGTTTAATGCTCCTCAAGGCTCTAGAATGGGCAGCCTGAAGACTTTTCTTAAGTCATTAAAATCGACCCATCCCGATTTAGATCGGGCGAAATTGCGGTTCAAACCCCCAGGTCAAACTAAAGGCACTGAGTCAGCGGACTTTGACCTATCAGAGCAAGACCCTACCAACTGCGAATATTACAACAAAACAGCCTCTCTAAACTATAATGCTGACAATACTTCATATAGCCAGATTGTCCCCACAATTGTTAATAGTATGAAGTATCATTTGAGGATACGCTGATGCTATCACAAACTGTTCTGAGACCATTTGCTTACTTACGTATTGAGCATCATTCTAAATGGCTGGTTGATTGGGCACTACCTTTTTCTTTAGCTACAATCGTTACTTTAATTAGTGGCCTTGGAGATCATTATACAGGAGATCTGCTGTCTTGGGGTTTTTTAAAGAACGATATATCAAATTTAGTTAGCATTTTACCTGGTTTTTATATCGCAGCTCTTTCCGCTATTGTTGTATTTAATAGAAATGACATAGACAAGCATATGCCGGACCCTACTCCGGTTATGAAAGACCCATTAGGTGGCATCATATCCCTCACAAGGAGAAGGTTTTTAGCATTAACGTTTTCATTTTTAACTGCAGAGTCTATTTTGCTTCTTGTATTAATAGGCCTTGGCCCATCATTAAATGCCATTTCTTTTAACCTATTGAGTGAAGACCTATATTTTTTATCGAAGTACACATTCATCTATATTTTATTTTTAATTTTTTCCCAACTGGTAACAGTAACTTTCCTCTGTCTTTATTATTTAGGTGAGCGGCTACATCAACCTGATCCATAAATGCTAGACCTTACCTCTAATATCTGATGCTAAATATTACATTAGCTTTTGATTCGATCACTCGAAATATTGGCTTTTTACTCTTCCTTAAACCGCTCTGATGTGGCTAACCTTAAATATCATAAATACTTTGAGGGAATACCGATGGCTAAATTTCTAGCTATTATCATTATGGCATTGTTCATAGCTTTGCCAGCTTCTGCAACAAAGCCTACCGCCGCCACGCCCCATCCCGAGCAGCATATACAAGCACTGCCCGATACCCCACAGTTTGACGATGCAGCATGCGAACAGTCTCTTGGGAAATTTCCTGAAGAGCTAAATATTGCACAGGGAGGATGCTGCCGCGTATGCCGCAAAGGAAAAGCCTGCGGTAATTCCTGCATTAGCCGAAGCTACAACTGCACAAGGCCACGCGGTTGCGCATGTGACGGCTAATAAGCAAAAAATTGAATATGAATAACCGCCCATCGAGGCGGTTTTTTTATGCGCTAAATAAAAAAATTAGCATTTTGCTATTGACGAATATTTAGCATCAAGCTAATTTTATTAGCACGAACACAGCGCAACATGTTCAGGCCCTCACAGGCCACGCTCTTTAACAACATGATGAGCCTAGCCAGCCGTAGCGGGTAACGCCGCGAGAGTTCGCTAGGAGTACGCCGCCCAGGGCTGTCGAAAATCTGGGACGAAATGGCCCATTCAAAGAGTGGGCATTCGGAAGCACGCTGAAGCTGTGTGAGCAGAAAAGAATATATCGGTGAAAGCCGAGAATCCGTGCGGATCGGACTCAGCGTGTTTCACGAATTACAAAGGAGATCGTTTATGAGCAAAGAACTGAAAGAACTCTACCTCGCAGCCCAACAAAACCAAGAGGCTATACAGCAAAAAGAGATTGAGATTACCAAGCTTAGAAAACAACAGCGAGACCTTGAGCAGGCGCTAATGAATAAGGTGGCCGCCACCGCAGGCGATGACAGCCAACCTTTTACGAATGCCGCATTATTCGTATTCAGTGGGGTATTTGCCGTCTCGAATAGCAAGTTGTTCTAACACTTGCATACGAGCGCTGAGGTTTGAGAGAAGGTTTGTTAGTGCCGAGCTGGCTCTTGTCACATCACTCATTCCTTCTGGACCAGCCTTGAAAGCCAAATCAGTCAAACAATTCATTAATTCTTCGTGCTGTTCAGCAAAGTCTACATCTGTCAGAGCCGCAATCCTCGGCTGTTTTGGTGGTTGTTCCATTTTTTAGCTCCTGGTGTGTGGAAACTTCAGGATAACTAAGACGCGGGAGCTGCGATAGTGCCACTGAATGCCTGCCGCCTGGGATGAGAATACAGGCGGCATCGGTATGCTGCTTGCCCTGTATCTGCCATGGGCTATGGGGAAGCGCCAGGCAGCATATCGATGCACCCGCATCAACTCCCTGCTTGCCCGCTCCCAGCGGGCTTTTTTAATGGCATGGCAGCGCATCGTTGCCATGCCCGCGCTGCTTCCCTACACCGACTCACTGCACTGGCACTGCGAGAGACTCGAGGCAGCGCGCACTACACAGGAGGCTTTATGGCAAATCTACCCACTAAGGCAATCAGTAAAGAAAAGCTACGGCGCCAAGCGGATGATGACGCCGCCATCCGCTACCGACGGCGCTTGGAGTTAGATCAGCGCTTAGCTGATATGCGGCTTGAGAAATCGTTACGTGAGGTTTGGCGGTGAGAGCCGCGTCCACCCTTCGCTAGAAGCCGTAACGCAACACCATCCTTATTTCACTCATCTTCAAGGTGAAACGACATGAACGCCGCCCAGATTGAGCAACGCGCCCAGCGACGCGCCAAAGGCTATGCGGTTGGCCAACGGCCAAAGCTGGCCAGTCGCCCTTTCCAACCAGATTTGAGCAATCCCGCCGACCGCGCCAATGCGGCCCGCATGGAAGCGTATGCCAGTCGGCGTGCTGGTGCAGCCGCCCCACTCCTTCAGCTTTGGAGCGCCTAATGAGACGTGAAACGAAAATTCAGCTTCGCGCTGAAACCATCTCTGAGTCTATACACGACG